CAGTTGATGCAACTAGTTTGCGAGCGTAATCTCCGCCTGTGCCCTTGTATGCTGCTGCTGATTCAGTTGCAATGAATGACTGCAAGCCTGCTGCTGTTGCAGCAACACCTGTTGCCTGTACGCCTGAAGTTGTGAAGGCTGAGATTAGTGCAGCATCTGTTGCCTTTTCGTAACCCTTACGCATTTCATTTAGAAGCAATGTCTCAAACGCAGGATTTGAAAAATCAAGCAATTCAAATGACACGCGGTTAATTGATGAATACTTAGACGCTGTGATCGTGTCATAAGTTGAAGTCATTCCTGTTTCAGATGGTGCGCCACCTTCTGCAACTACTGCTGTAGTTGGTGCTGTGCCCATCTTAGGAATTGTGAATGATAGTTGTGGAACTGTTCCAGCGCGTGTTACTGCATCAAATGCAGGACGGCCTGAGAATGTTGTTGTAATGAAGTTTGTTAGGTGTGCAGGCAATGTTAGACCTGTATTTGTTGAAGTCGAATCATCTGCTGCTTCAACGATGCGGCGTGAGTCATTATCACCCATTGCAGCCTTGATTGATGCACCTAGATATTGTGCAGATGTAATTGGTGCAATGCGCTCACGCACATTTGTTACTGCCACAGTTGGGCGAGCCGCTTCTACAGCCGCTGCTTCTACTGGTGCTGCAACTGTCTCTGGAGTTTGCTCCACAGTTTGCTCGCTTTCTGTTGGTTGGATTTCTTTTACAGCCTCTGGAGTCTCCTCGGCTGCGACATCAATAACTTGAGCAGACTTAAAGGCTGGCTCTGTTACTAATGAAACTTCAATAAGACGAGCAGCAGAAACATGCATAACGCCGCTCTTCATCTTTGACTTAATTACTTCAACACCGACTGAAAGACCTGAAACCAAACCTTCTTCAGCCATTATTAAACTTTGTGTTCCTTTTTCGCTTTTTGAAACAGCAAAACTTGCATAGACACCATCGTTTGCAACTTCATTAAAGAAAGAAGCGCGACCGCGAGGATCTTTATTGTTGTGCTGATTAAGCAACTTAATCTTCTTAGGATCTGCTGGAAGTTCGATGCTTCCATTTTCAAATACAACTCGGCCTGCTGAAGTTGAACCAATCTCGCCTGTACCAACTGGAACAATCTTTCCAGAGATAGTGCGCTCTTCAACATTGGCTGTAAGTTCAGCCGAGAAGGTAAGGATCTGGTTTTCCATTACATACCATTGCTTCCGTTAGGTGTTAGATCTGTCATTTCCATCGCTTGTTCTACATTGATTAGACCAAGTGAAAGTAGTTTCTCGATGACTAGCAAGTCATCCATTGGGTTAGCGCGCAAGAATGAATCATCTAAATCAAATCGCACTTCGTTACCGTTAGCAGTTACATCGTTCATACTTAGACGATCTTCTACAGCAGTAATGTAAGGCTGCAATGTTAAAGAAACAAACTGCTTACGAGAATCTAACAAGTTTGTGTATGTCATGCTTGAATTAGCATCTGCGCTAAGGTAAAACGCATCAATGTTAAACAGGCGTGAGATTTGAGTTGCATAGTTTTCTTTTGCATCCTGATACATCATGTCTTTAGGTGAGAAGGCAGTTGCTTGATATTCTAAAGTAGAAGTTAGGTAAGCAGTAGATCTATTGGCTCTTGCTTGCTTCCATGATGCTAATAAGCCTTGAACTTCTTTAGGATCTAGATCCGCACCGGTATTTTTCAATATGCCACTTGGCATCGGTGTGCTGGTTGCTAAAGTAGAAGCGATCTCTAAGTCAAGCGCGCCACGCAGAACTCTTGCACCTTTTGTAAGTATGCCATCGCTTAAAGATTGGAATGTAACTACATCATCATTAGAGTAGAAGTATTGATCAACATAATAACCTTCAATGTAATGACCTTCTGAATCTCCGTAAAACGGAGTAATGCGCTGATTAGGAATCCACTCGTATCTTGAAGGTCGGCCATCTTCCTGATAACGCTCTTTTACAATCCACAGCGCAAAACCATAAAACATTAACGAATCAACTGTGTAAGCGATAGTTACAGAACGAGGTTGATTAAATGATGGTTGATCCATCCAGACTGGCTTGCCTAGTTCTTCACCTGTAGATTTACGGTATAACTCCAGTGGCATGGCTGCGATCGTGTTGCAGATCAAATCTCTAGCGCGAACGACTGCTGGGATTTCAAGTGCTAATTCTCTAGTAATTGACTGAGCAGGTACTAGCGATGTTAAGACTGGAGTGCTAAGGACTTGGGGTGCGTACTGCGCAATTATGGAAGGCTTATCGTTTTTTGGTGTTGCCTCAGTTTTGCGAAATAGACCCATAGTCAGAAATTATAGCATTTGTCAAGTAATTAGACAATATGCTAGGGCGTGTCTAAGTATATATCTGCGGCTTAGGTTGAGGAATCATTAACTGGCTAACCGCCATTGCAATTCCAATCGGCGCGCTAATATCGCCAGCGCTTTTCCTTTTTACGATACGCCACGCTGAGTCATTGACTTTAGCGGCGCAATTGTTCATTTGTTGGATAAACTCTTCTTGACCATTATGAACTATGCGATGATTGACTAAACCTTCTAAAAGATCGCCACAGGCTTTATAGAATTGCTGGCCTGAAACATCCTGAGTTACCACGCCTGACCTAGATAACCTGTCGGCCATTGTTTGTGTCGCATATTTGTCGTAGCAGACCAATCGAGGCTTATATATGTCACACCAAGCCTTTATACTTGCCGCCATAGCCAGTTCATCGATTGCAACCATTGAACTATAGGTTTCTAGTATTCCAACACCAATTCTACCGTCTGGCAATAATTGGCCAGCAACTAAACTGCCGTTTCTTTTTGACGGACTGGTATCAAAGGCAAAAACTGTATAAGCACCGACTGACAACTCCAAAGTGCTATCTGAAGTATCTTCAAGCACTCCATGAGGCCAAGGACTCTGAAGGCTATCGATCCACTGACAAAGCGTCTCGGTTCTTGTCTGCTCAATTGGATTAGTCGCAATCGCTTCCTCAATTGACTCTTTAGTGATCGTGTAAGACAAAGCAGGGTTACTTGGTGCTACAGCATCACGCCAAAAGGAATCTAGCGTTATATCTATCTTGCAATATTGAGGAGCAGAATACTCATAGTAGCCATAAGTCTCAGGTGGATAGTCCTTGGCGCGTTCTACAAGATTATTCAGTACGCTGCTAAAATGGTCTCCGGCATTTGATGTCAAAAATGTCTGGGCGTTAGCGCGAGCCCTAGTTACTGGAACAGCGGCCTTGAACCCATCTTCTGAGATCTCTCGGATTTCATCGATCCAGAGAAAGTCTGCTGTGCGGCCTCTGGGCGAGGATGAGTTATCTGAAATGACATCTAAAGTCGCTCCATTAAGTAATTCGATTCTTTCGCCGCCGTTAGCGTAGCGAATAGCCTTAGTCATGGCTTTTAACTCTGGAGTGCTTTCTATCGTCCAAGCGATCTCACGAAACAGCATAAGCGAGGTTGCTCTATTGGCAGACATGATAATCAACTTCTTTTCGCCTCCATAGAACATGCCCCAGATGACTCGGATGCGTCCTAGAAAACTTTTGCCATTTTGCCTACTGATGAGTAGCAATAGGGTCTTACGCCTATATAAACCCTTCTTATCTACGCTCATCATGTCCTGAAGCACCCATTTTTGGTAAGGCATTAACTTATCCATCTTTAATCGATCAACCATTTCGAAAATCTCATTAGCGCGAGATTTGCCCTTCAAAAGAGGGCTGTGGATGCGCGCTTCTGTTGCCCCTCGTAGCGGCGCTTTACGCTTGGGTGATTCTGTCATTGACTTGGATTAGGTCGGATCTTAAAAGGACTATCTAGCATCGGCTCGGACTTCATCGGGGATATATTGCCAGAAAAGACAGGGGGGGTAGCCCTTCCTGCTAAAAAAACGCCCTCTTCCTTGCTCGATTTACGCAGGTTACAATCGCGGCATAAGACTTGTAAGTTTTCGAGGTCATGTGTGCCCCCTCTTTTACGAGAAATTATATGATCAATTTGTAAGTTCTCATCTGATCCACAATATCTGCACATCCGACCATCACGCAAGAACACACGCTCTTTGTGAGCGCGGTACTTACGACTATTAAGTTTGTCTAGTGCCAATTGTATTTCTTCCAATGATCGAGCGCCCTGCATGGTGTGCCATGCCTTGCCTTAATATAGCGTAAGCCCCACTCTACTTGCTGTATTGGTGTGGCAGTTAAGAGCCATACGCTCTTACCTTGAGGTATGCCTACTGTTCCACTGCTTTTGTTATATGCCTTGTAGTTCCATGCTGACTCTTTACCATAAAGAGTAGCAATACATTTATATTGTTTAATATCATTCAATGAATAGTAAGCATATTGTTTAGGTGTCATGCTTATCTCGTTTAGATCTGTAGAACCTGCTGCTTGCATAAAGCATAGGGATAGCCCAAAACCTAGTAGCACCCCTCGCGCTATCCGCTTCAGCGGCGCGAGTTGAACGCCTGAAGCGTTCTGCGAACTTAGGTTATCATGACTGTCAAATCTATTTACATAAGTGCTGGTCAGAGCGGTGTTTCGCATTGGAATAACTCCTTTGTTATACCCTGTGGATAAGTTCTGTGGATAATTATTTATCCGTTGAATAGAAGCCCCTGCCCTTAAAGTGAATGGCAGATGAACTAATTAACTTAACCATTGGTTCATTACAATAGGCACATAAGATCATTGGTCGATTGTTCCATCCATGTTCGACTTCTTGACCAAGATTGCATCGGGCACATTTGTAGTCGTAGGTTGGCAAGTTAAGCATCTCCTGATCATGTATGACCCACATCCAGAGCATCGGTCTATGTCTGCCTCTGTAGGTTCTTTGTCTATGTGACCGTATTTTAATATGAGTAGTGGCAATAGATCCTCTAGTCTAATGATCGCGGCATACTCACGCGCATCTTCACCCTGACCATTGAGTCGAATAACTCCGAATCCTAATTCCCCCGAAATGGATGTCCGAGCCTTCAATTGCTTTAAGTACGTTAACGGTTGAAATCCAGCGCGGGCTTTGATTTCTGCGTCAAAAGGTACTCCAAGAATATCCTTGCCACTACCCCTTCCGACAGTTGCATGCGGCCACTGAGTCGATAGGTACTCAGCGACTACGCGCTCTGTGCGGAAACCTCTGTGCTTTCTTGCTTGACTAGCCATTAACTGCTTTACATTTAGCGCATTGCCATGTGACAATCCCATTAACAGAGTCTGACGATATATCCTCTAGATCTCTGATCTGCACAGGCTCATTGCATAATTGACATGCAATAAAGGCTGACATGAGGTCTAGCCATTCGCCATTGATCTTAATTCCTACATGACCCATTATACTCTCACCTTCTGTGGTTGCCATTTACCTGCACTGTTGAGTTCATACCATACTGCCGGACATTTACCCTCAAAGCCTGAGTGTCCAAGGGCTGTGCATTGATACGCCGCCCAATCCTTGCCAGTCTTTGTGCTGTGTCCAGTTTTCCAGACCATAGATCCATGCTTACATTGAGGCACTTCTGCTGCCTCGGCTGTTCCAATGATTGACGCTACATTCTCTATGGCTTTCTCTAGAGTTTGTGGTGCATCTACGACCTTCATGTATTCATTGACTGGAGTAGTCCAATAGTCCTGCTCTGCTGTCTCTTGATCCGCTGCTTTGATCGCTTGTACCAGATCTTGTACCGGTGGCTTGACAGGCTTTTGTGCTACTACCTTGCTCATCTCTTCGCGGCTTGGTTTGTGTTTGTCGATGCCGATGTTTGCATGACCACATGCGATACCAAGAGCCGAAGTAGCCCCGTTTTCCAGAGCAAAATCTTTATTAACACCCCTGTCCGTAATAACCTCATTTGCAAGACCAGTCGAGAATGGCTTTTCATCTGTGGTTTCTCGATAAAGTCGTGCAGCAACGATAAAACGGTGATCAGACCATTCAAGAATTTCAGTTTCAATACGACCATTTGGATACCTTTTCCAGAACTCAATTAAACGCTCACGAACTGTTGTGTACTCCGATAAATTAAACATAAAGTTCATTCTCCTCAGTTGCCAATTGGCCCATTAAAGCGATATATGCGGCTCCGTCTATGTAATTATCTGCTTTGTCTGGGTTTCCGGTGCTTGCTCTTGCAAGTTTGACAAGGGCAAGAATGGCACATACTTGATAGTCTGTGACCGGCATTTGTAAATATGCTGAGATGAGCATTGCGGCGTGTTGCATGTTATCCGCTGGATGACCGTAATCGTTAAGACCACGATCTTGAACAATGTCAGTGGCACTCTGTAAAATCTCCTGATATTTCATTCTTGCCAGAACCCTTGGCGGCTCAGGTCACGACCGCGAACATAACCTTCGCGTCTGCCGTCCTTAAAGCCTTGCCAATACCAGATAAAGTTAGTTGCTAGAAACAAGCCAATAAGGCCTATGATGGTAATTGAATTAACAATCATGCTGACACCGCCAATTTGTGTGCATCGTAATTGGTAAGCAAAATATATGATTCCATACTTTGATCATAAGATTGCTCGTAAGGATGATCATGGTCTTGTAAGAATGTCCTTGCTAGAATTAGACTAGCAGGTGATTCGACCCAATAACATACTGCCCATTTGAAAGAGACTCGATCTGTAAAACGATCTGCCTGTATTTCCCAGCCATTGCCTTTCCAGCCCATAGCACTGTCTGTCAGTAAATCAAAGTCTTGATATGTAATATGCATTTTTACCTCCTGTAAGAGAAGCCCTCGTTCGCTTACAGAATTAGAGTCTCATGCGCTACAGACATTATCAAGCACATTTAGATAACGAAATGATAACGATTTCTAAGCGTATAACTTTCCATAAAGCGTGAATGATCCATCCTTGTTAATAGGCACTAGCATTGGGCTAACCCGATCTCCATGAGTTTCAATCACTGCTACGCTCATCTGCCAATTAGCGCTTCCAGCCTTGAGATAAGACGCTTTCTTCTTGTCCATGACATTCCCAGCCTCTAAGCCCCACAAAGTCCTGTATGAGGCTCCTATGCCTTCTGTGAAGGCACTAATGCCTGCTCTGTGCGTGTGTCCACAGACTACAGACTTGCCAAACTTACGCGCTAAGCCTAGGGCTGTAAGTCCAGCATTGGTGTTCATCGATCCTTCATCACCATGAACTAATACCCAGCCTCTGTGGAACTCAAAGGGTTTTTTGTGGAAACGAATCCCCATGCTAGAGAAGCCCATGAAGTTGGAGTAGTCGAGTTCTGGAAGTCCGATGAGGCTAGGAGCGCCTCTAACGAGAGTGTGGTAAAGACGATCGGTGTGGTTGGATCTAGTGATGTCAGTCGTTCCGAGATCCCAGAGGATGTTTTGAGCCAGAGTTCTGTCTGCATCTAACTGACCCTCATATTCTAGGTGAGTACCTTTAGCCCACTTTGACTGCGATTGCATGTCCAGTTCATCACCGGTGTTTAATACTAGATCAAACTTCTCACGCTTGACTAACTTAATTAGATTCTTGACCGCTTGCTCATGATGAAAAGGAATCTGAAGATCGCTAATTACTAAATAGCGTTTCTTCTGTGTGCTAGTCATCATCCTCATCTTCGTAATCACCGAAGCGCTCAGGCTCAATCGGATCAGGCAAGATCCATGCAGGATAAGCAGAACGCTCTACGATGATTCCTAGAACTGTTTCCTCATCAAAGCCTGCTCGCTTTAGACTTTGAGCGAACTCATACATACCGATGCAGTAAGCATCGAGTGCTGAGTAATCTTGCTCAACTAGATTCTTAGTCGCTTTTCTTGCCATGAGATAATTGTCACCTGTCTAGTAAGGTAATTATTGTTTCGACACGCCCTTCAAGTCGATTCAATCTGTCATTCATTGAACTGCCACCGTTAGGTTTTAGTTCAGCAAGGTAATGCTTTACTAGCCAGCGAATAGAACCTGCGAAGCCAGTAACAATCGAGATCACTGCAACTGCAAGAGCCGCCCAGTTAAGGGCGTCCATTATTCGATTATTCCAAAAGAATCGTCTTTAGGGTTTAGCCAGCGCAATACTGGAGGCAGGATAGAAGCAACACCTGCATAGGCTAATGCCTTAGGATCAGTCACTCCCGATGCTGCAAGAGTGATGACAGCCGCAAGGAAGGCTCGTACCCAAGATCCTGACATTTTCTTTAGTTCTTTCATTGTCTCCGCCTAACATAGGTATCTGAAAAAAAGCACTATCATCGTCAGCCTTCTTCGTAAAACTGATATGAGCGTGCTTAACATGTTTGTTCGCCCCTGTGTATTTCCGCCACTTCCATCCGAGGATAGGAGAGGCAATTCTGCCGTTGAAAATAATGTAAGCAATTCTTTTCTTTGTATCAGACTTTGCATACTTTCGAATCTCATCTGCAAGATCAGGCATGATTTCTGGCTTTGTTTTTCCGGAGAGATCAGCGTCCACATCGATAGCACGAACGATTCCTTTGTCAGGGACATGATCAGAAGGCTTACCAGAACGCATGTGCCTTGTATCGGCGATCCAACCGTCAGACGCACGATCACGCTCTGGGAAGGAATCATCGATTTGTTCCCTTAATTGACTAGCCGCTTTAGATAATCGAGGCTTTATGCTCGACATTGGAACATTCCCATCGCTTTACATTATTAAGTAATAACTCATTATGCCCACATTGAGGCATTGGCGCAATAAACGCATCATCTATAGGATCGTATGTATAATCGATTCCTGCATAGTTATAGCGAATAGTGCCATTGTATGAGGTTTTAACCCATGTGCCGCCCAATGATTTTATAGTTGCTTCGCCTTCGTCTGGCTCATTATTATCGCCTACTAATACGCGAATAACAACATTGGTCTCATCTAATTCTGCCCAATGGCTCATAGTTAAACCGCCGATTTCAAGTAACGGACAATCGCTAGACCAGATGCACCAGCAGAGGCATCGCCATTGCTAGTTCCTTCATAACCGCCACCACCGCCCGAACCAGTATTTGTTGTGGCAGCAGTTGCATTAGTTCCAAGTTTGCCACCACCACCACCGCCGCCAGATCCGCCTGCTCCACCAGCAACACCAGCACCGCCGTTACCACCACCGCCGCCTGCTAGGTATCCACTAACTCCACCGCCTGTTACGGATAGCCATGATGACCATGTGTTAAGTCCTGCTCCGCCTGCTCCGCCAG